AGGACCTTTATCGAAGAGAAGTCAGGTGGCTGGCGTGAGCAAATGGCCGACACAGTAATGTCAGCATTGGAAACACGCGGACGCGGTGTCAAGCCTTATGTAGATCCTGCTGTTGAAGGTCTGCACTCGGACACTGGCCCCAAGCGTAATCCTACTGCCGGTGGCACCAAGTATAATGTAAAGACTCGTGCACCAGGTAAGATAACAAAATAATTGTAGTAAACTCGACGGGCAGGTGTTCGTCGAGTTAGTGTAGTATAGATCAGAAAAGAAAAGGAATATCAATTATGGCTAAGAAGCCAACACCCCCCCGCCTGGAACAAGAAGATAACCCATGGGCTGACGGCCCTGGATTCGATGATTCAGGATTCGACACCGAACCCTTAGCAGCAGTGCAACCCCCACAGGCCCTGGTCGGTCCAGATAGATCACACAGTGTAGCAGTAGAGTTTGACATGGAAGGCTTGATGACAGACTTCCCCACAGCCAGAGAACTAGAACGCTTTGTCTATGATCAAACAGGACTGGTGCTTAATCTCAAAGGCCGTGCTAATCGATTAAAGTATCAAGTGGCCATGGATGCACTCAACGGTGAGTCAGTAGATCCTGTGTTCCTGGGCACGGATAACCCTTACATGGACAAGACTGAAATGATACCCACAGAGGATCTAAAACCAGTGCCCGCAGCAGATCCTGCCTTGCCCAATCGTGATGAATTACAAAATGCATTTGTGTCAAGGTTTATTCCGCATCCCAACGCAGACATGCGCAGCCGTGGTCGTAAGGTAGATACTGTATTCCGCAAGTATAAGAACGGTATGATCAGCTATGAAATCGTCGGACCATTGGAAACCATTCCCCATGGTGAGAAACAGGATAAGTTTGGTCGTATCCGTCCAGAAATCATCAAGTGGATTGATCCACGCACAGGCGAACAAATTATCGTGCGTAAGGATGGCACTATTACTCCATTGGGTCGTAATCTAAAAGCCCTAATGCAAAAGCTGCGTGTGAATCAAAACGGCAGCCATTGGTCAGTCTGGGTGGACCGTGAGTTCGTTACCTTAGAAGGTGGAGCCTTACGCAATCCGTGGGACCTGGCAGGTGAAGAGTAATGGAGTTCGATGCTCGCTCAGGTGAGATCCATCAGGCCCTAGAAGCTCGTCGTGTGCAGGATACCAAGATCCAACAAAAGGTCATGGCTGCACACCGCGAGGCCTTTAAAGAAAAGTTCCCAGGACAAGTTGAACATTGCATGCGCTTGATAGCTGAACGCTTGCAACAAGGACTACGCAAGGATTCGGACATGCAAATCGGCGACTCGTCAGCTAAGGACCTGTCATGGGCCTTACTTAACCTTTGGACAATACACAATGAAATCACAAGTAATACAGGGCAATAATATTGATGTGCTTAAGACATTTCCAGACGACCACTTTGACAGCATTGTTACTGATCCTCCTTATGGCATTGACTTTCTAGGCAAGTCTTGGGATGCCAACACAGGCGCACTTGAAACATATCAAGAGTGTTTGCGAGTATTAAAACCAGGTGGGCATATCTTAGCATTCTCAGCTGCCCGAACTTATCATCACTTGGCTGTCACTATAGAACAGGCAGGGTTCGAGATCCGTGATCAGATCATGTGGATCTATAGTTCAGGATTCCCCAAGAGTCAGGACATTGGTCGTAGTATACAACGCAGTCTGGGGGTTGAGGAAAAGAAAATACTTGCCAAAACTACAGGCTACACAAACAAAGAAGGTGTCAAGGGCAAAGAGAAATGGATGAGTCCTGGGCAGACCACAGGCGATGATTATGCCAAACAACAAGAGCAAGTCATCTGCACCGATCCCGTCGCCAAACAATGGTCAGGTTGGGGCACACAATTAAAGCCCGCACACGAACCTATTGTTATGGCTCGCAAGCCTATTCGATTAAGCATAGCTGGTAACTGTCAGAAGTATGGTGTGGGTGCATTGAATATAGATGCCGCCCGTGTGACATACAAATCTGAAGATGATATGCCAGGAAGTAATAATGTAGGCAATGATGGAACAACCTTTGGAAACTACAGTCCAGAAAAAACGCAGAAAGATCTAAGTGTTGAAGGTGGATGGGACCCAAATCAAGCAGGCCGTTTCCCTGCCAATGTTATTGGTGATATACCCAACTACCAAAAGTATTTCTATTGTCCCAAGGTCAGCCGCAGAGAACGGCATATGGGCTTTGAGGATCCAGGTCCAAGACATCCAGGAGCAGATGGTGGCGGTTATCAAGTTCATAATGTAAATGATGCGGTTATAGTTAAAGGACAAGGCGATAATAGTGGCAACAACCACCCCACTGTCAAACCCATTGAGCTAATGAAGTATTTGATCCGGTTAATCACACCAGCAGGTGGCCGTGTCTTGGATCCATTTAATGGGTCAGGATCAACTGGCTGTGCCGCTGTGGAACTGGATTATGATTACACCGGCATTGAGTTAGATGCCCGGTATGTGGCCATAGCAACAAAACGGATTGCGGCTTGGTATGCAGAAACACACGCTACTACATTCGCAGAGTTATTTGAAACATGCTAGACTCAGCTGTGTTAATGCGTCGTGCATTACGCTATACCCTGGATCAGCATGATTTAGTAGATGAGTCATATCGACAGATGGACACTACGACTCAACGGGCATTCCAGGACCTGGTGATTGCTGTTGCAGATGACATGCAATACAACCAGCTCAAATACTTTAGACCTTTTGAACACCAACGGAAATTCTTTGAAACATATCAACATCCGCGTCGAGGAATACTTGCAGCAAACCGTATTGGCAAAACGGTATCCACATGCTATGAAACAGCCATGCACCTTACAGGTCAGTATCCCGAGTGGTGGACAGGTTACCGTTACGATCATCCTATCACAGCCATGGTCGCTGGTGAAGGTTGGACACAGGTCGCAATGGTTCTACAAAATGAACTACTAGGCACACAGGATGTAAAGATCCGTGATCAGTTGGGCACAGGTGCTATACCCAAAGATGCAATCGTTGAGGAAACCATGCGGTCAGATGGTGCTAACTGTATGGGTGTAGAAATACGCCACCCCAAAGGTAAGAGCTATCTGCTGTTTGCCAACTACACACAGGAAGTTCGTCAGATGCAGGGTTTTAAACTTAACTTAGCTGTGTTCGATGAGCAACCACCAGATGACTTCTTCAGTGAGATAGTGACCAGAACTGCCACAACACAAGGGCAAGTCTTGTGTTCGTTTACACCACTTAAAGGCCTAAACGGTCTAGTGTCAAAGTTCTGGAATCGAGAAGATGGCTACGACTTTGTTCGTGTGGCCTGGACTGATGTGCCCGAGTATGATCCATGGGGCGAACCGTTCCTATTGGCAGAAACACGCAGACAGTTAGAGCGTGACTACTTACCGCATGAGCGTGAAGCTCGTATAGCTGGTAAGCCAGTTATGGGACAAGGTGCTGTGTTCCAAATAAGGACATGGCCTACATACAGGACTGGTGACTTCGACTTCCGTGAGATGAACAACATCAACCGTATCATAGCCCTGGACTTGGGCTTGGTAAACGATCGAACTGTTATCTCTTTGATGTATTGGAATCCCAAAGAACGCACAGCTTGGCTACATCGTCAGATCTGTGTCTCGGGCATAGAAGAAGCTAACCCTACAAACTATATCAATCACCTTATGCGACCCGAAGTGTTTGGCACACCTATAGTGTTGCCAGCTGATGCTAACACACAGGGCCGCTATACAATGTCAGCGCAGAGCCTGCGTGAACTGTTTGACGAATATGAACTTAATGTATATCAAAAGGCCATAATGAATCCACCGGATGCACAGGGCCGCACAACTAACCATAAAGCCTATGGTATTAATATGATGCGGCAAATGCTAGAAGCTGGCACGCTGTATATAAACGAAAACTGTGTAGACTTTCTACGCGAAGCACAGAACTACTATGTAGATCCGCAAGGACGCTTTAGTGACCCAGATGACTGTATAGACAGCTGCAGATATGCCTTAATGGGTTGTCTGCAAGACCTAGCAGAACCCTGGGACAATAGAACACCACAAGAACGATTGCGAGCCTATAGAGATCGAATCGTT